AATCATGGCTATTCAATACAAAGACACTCTCGCACCGTTCGCCGTCGGTCGTCGGGTCAATATGGAAGAGTGGAACGCGATCACTCGCACCAAAGAAGGCACTGGTACGTTGGGTTTTGGTGTTCCCGTAAAGCCCGGCACTGGCGCGCATACCTGCGTGGAGATCACCGCCACTAGCGGCGAGAACGTGCTCGGAATCACCGAGGCATCACAGGTTCTGCCGCATCCGGGCGATGCGTACGAGCAGTACGAGAACGTTGCAATCTGCGAGGTCGGCGTGATTGGCGTTCTGCTGGGTGGCGATGTCACCGTAGGCGCGCAAGCGCGTTGGAATACCGCCAACAAGACCTGGACGGCTGCGGCGCAATCCGCCACCGTCGTTACTATCCCTGGCGCTCAGTTTGAAGAAGCTGGCACCAGCGGTTCCGTGGGCGTGGTTCGCTACCGTCGTCCTGTTCCTTCGCTGTCCGTTTCGGGGGCTTAAAACATGAATTTCACTGACGCACAAGCCCTGGCCTTCGTTACGGCTCAGGCATATCGCGTTAACCAACGCGTGTATGAGACTCGATACCCCGATTGGGATTTCGGCCGTCTCATCTATGTGGACACCACGGGTCCCGAATGGTCCCCTGGTATCCTGACCTACACCTCGGACATGTCCGGTCGCGCTAACTGGCAATCCGGATACGCCAAGGATGTGCCGCTGGCTGATGTCAACCAGGACATGCAGACCAAGACCTTCCATCTGGCGGCCATTGGCTATCAATGGAACTTGGAAGAGGTCAACACGACCATGGGATTCCCTGGCGCGAGCCTGCCGGATCGCCGGGCTCGTTCCGCTCGTCTGGCCTACATGAAATTCATGTATGACCTGACTCTCAAGGGCAGCACGGAAAAGGGCCTCGGCGGCTTGATCAACTACAGCGGAGTGACTGCAACCAACGCACCTGCTGATGGTACGGGTGGCTCGACGCTTTGGGTTGACGAGAATGGCGTGGGCCAGAAAACTCCCGCCCAGATCGTGCGCGATATCAATATCGCTCTGCAAGGCATCTATCTCGGAACCTTCGAGACTGAAATGGCCGATACGATCCTGCTGCCGGTTGAGGCGTACAACTACATCGCGGCGACGCCCTTCGCGGCTACCACGATGGAAACCATCCTGTCGTTTGTTCAACGCACCAACATCTACACGCAACAAACGGGCCGTCCATTGACGATCCGCACGGTGCGTGAGTTGAGCACTGGTGCGGCGAACAGCACGACTGGCCGCATGGTGGCGTACAAAAACGACGCCGAGTACGCCAAGCTGCATCTGCCGATGCCTCATCGATTCCTGCCTGTATGGCAAGACGGCCCCATGAACTTCCAGGTTCCGGGCATCTTCCGCACTGGTGGTGTCGAGTTGCTGACGACCGCAGCAATTCGCTATCTGGATCAGATCAGCGAACCGCCCGTCACGCCTTAACAGGCAGGGCCGGGGTGTGAGATCGCCCCGGCCGCAACAGGAACCGACATGACCAAAATCATTAACCGGACGAATAGTCCCTATGACCTTGCGGGCGTGAGCGGAAACGTGCGACTGCCGGCCTTCGGTGAAGTTGAGGGCGAGTTCTCATGTGAGTACTTGGACATCTTGGCTGCCGGCGGTTTAGTGACGATCGAGGATTCCACCTCGGAGCCAAAGCCGTCAGAGCCGGTTGAAGTTGAAAGCCACGTCGAGCCGCCAGCCCTGAGCGTTGAGGCTCCGGCGGCGCAGACTGCAGAAACTGAAACTCCCGACGACGACGTCAACACACTGAAAGAAGCGTACCGCTCACTGTCGGGCAAAGAGCCTGACAAGCGCTGGGCTGAAAAGCGCTTGCGCTCGGAAATTGACAAGTTGAAGGGCTGATCATGGCTGGCTATGGTGACGATGCCGGTTTCCAGGCATGGCTATCAGGGCAGGGCCTAACGCTGCCCGCTGATGCACCTCTGCCCGCCGTGCTGCGCCAGATTGGCTCGGATTACGTCGATGCGGCATATGGGTACATGTTGCAATGCTCGCGTCGCACCGGGGGATTTGAGCAGGAACGCGCCTGGCCGAGAACTGGTCACCGAATTAGCGGCGAACTCGTGCCTGATGACCTGATCCCGCAAGCGTGGGTCAGCGCGTCTTACCGGGCCGCGTATTTGAATGCGATCACTCCCGGATGGTCGACGAACCCAGTGACGCCAGGAAGGGTGACGAAGCGCGAAAAGGTCGACACCATAGAACGTGAGTTCTTTGCGCCTGAGGACGCAGGCGGCGGATCGTCGTCGGCGCCGGGGTTTCCGTCTGATGCGGTCATTAATGGCTTGGTACTTCCATGGCTATGCTCCGCTACTCGTCGGTCTGACACTTTATTCCGAGTTATCTGATGGCTGATTTCTACGCAGAAATGGCTGCGATGACGCGCGACCTGTTGAAGCCGACGAGCCAAGGTGGGCTAGGGCAGGGCGTCATTACCCTTACGCGGGTCACGCCCGGAACGCCGAACCCTGATGAGCCTTGGGAGCCGGTGGAACCGATAACCCAGACTATTCCGATCGAGGGGGCCGTCCGCGGCATCAGTAAAGAGCTTGTGGGCGTGGAAGTTGGGGGCACTGTCCTGTTGACATCGGATAGGCAGGCGATTTGCGAGGTTCCGTCCATTGAATACACGGCGGGCGATGTGCTGAATATCGATGGAAAGCCGGTAACCGTTCTAGCGATGGAGAAGATTCCCGCAGCCGGGATAACTGCGGCCGTCCGTTTCATCATCAGAGGGTGATATGGAAGCAAAGATGACGGTGTGGGTCAATGGAAATTCCGAAGTCCGCGCGGTCGATTCGTGCGAATACATTGAACTGGCCGACGGCACGCGACACATCGCTCGCATGATTCCTGAATTGAAGGAAGGCGAAATGTATGTGCAGACGGTAGACGGAGAAACGCACATCGTGAAGGGCGTTTCTAGCTAATGGCGACTCGTCCCACACGGTCTCAAGCGAGACTATTTGCGCAACTCATCGCTGAACTGACGCCCGAGGTCCATCGTGGATTCATGGCGTCCGTGACTGACCTGCAGGCCAATGTAGATTGGCGCCTGCTGCTGGTAGAGCTGGGACGGATGAACGTCGAAGGGGCGATAAGCGCTCTGCACATCGATCCGGCGGCATGGGCAGAGTATTCGGCTGCTGTCACCGAGGCCTATGCCAAGGCGGGAGCTTCGACGGCGGCTCAGATCCGCCAAACTGGAATCGCAGGGTCTGGAGTCCGATTCAATATCGCTAATCCGAGGGCGGCTGACTGGATATCTCAGAACGTCGCCAGTCGAGTGGTCGGGTTCACTCAAGAGGCGACTGCCGTGGCTCGTGGCGTTATCGAGGCTGGATATACCCGAGGCATGAATCCTCGCGGGATCGCCATCGATCTTGCTGGCCGCGCAAACGGCCCGGGTGGTGTACGTACTGGTGGCGTTTTGGGCCTGGATATGGCTCGAGCTGACCGGCTGCAAAAAGTGACCATCGGCATGCGGAGCGCTGAGGGCGTTCGCGAGCTAGTGACCCAGCACCTGGACGGCAGTTTGTCAGTGAACTATCAAGTCAACGTGGCCACTGAACGCAGGATTATCAGGGCGTACCTGGCAGGTACAGCAGTCCCGGAGGACGAGAGAGTCATCAGTGAACGCCAATATTCGAACGCGCTGTTGAAGCATCGGGCGGACACTGTGGCGGAAACGGAGACCGGAAACGCTGTTATGTCGGCCCGAGACGAGGAATGGAGGCAGTTGGCTGAGTCCCAGGGACTGGATGCGAGCGCAGTTATCAAGACCTGGCAGCATCGCCGAGGTCCCACGCGAGACGCTCGGCCGTTCCACATAATGATGAGCGGCAAGTCAGTCCGAGGGCTCGATACGCCGTTCATATTCCCGGACGGGACAAGAATGAAGTACGCGCACGACCCGGCTGGCGGGGCGAAACACAACATTCGGTGCGGTTGCGATACCACCTATCGACTTGACCACTCTGCGGGGCTGGAATGAGCGGATCGTTTGCTGCGGCCGTAGGCGCTTGGGCGGCCAAAACCGAAAAGCGGCTGCAAGCCGTTCATCGGCGCAGTGTGGAACTGCTGGCCGAGGACATGACCACTACGCAGCCGCAGGGCGGGCGGGTCCCGTTTAAGACCGGGAACCTTGCGCGCTCTCTGCTTGCGTCAACTGTTGGCATGCCGCAGACCAGCGAGTCTCCGACCGGTGGTGGAAATGTGGGCGCTGTTACGGCGACGCTGAGGCTAGATCAACCTGTTTGGCTTGGATATCAAAGCGTATACGCCCGCAGGCAGAACTATGGCTTTGTTGGGGCCGATGTCCTGGGGCGCGTATACAACCAGGCCGGCAGCTACTTCGTGGAGGGCGCGATTGCCAATTGGCAGCAGATAGTCGCCAGAGCGGTCGCGGAGATCCAATCTAATGTAGGAGCAGCGCGGACATGAGCGCATTGACCGAAACGGCTATTTGGCTGGCGCTCAAAGCTCGGGTGGAGTCGTTGCCTATCGCATTTCCCAAAGCTTGGCCGGGCGAGACATTCGAAGTCCCGTCCGCCGGCGGGTTGCCTCAACCATACCTGCGCGTAGGCCGAATCATCGTGGCGCCAGTGCGCCAAATGATCGCCACCGGCAAAGTGCATGAGCGCACCGGCTCATTGATGATCACCTTGGTACACCCTCTCGGGCAAAACGTGTCGGTGTACGACCAGATCGCAGCAACGATTGCGGACCATTTTCGTGATGGCACTGAAATGCGATACGGCGGCGTCTGTGTGTCGGTGACTTCGTTCCCTCATGATCAAGAGGGCTACGAGGACAACGGCTACTGGACTGCCCCGGTGCGCGTGCCGTGGCGATGCTTCGCCTAAGGAGAATCAAATGTGTACCGATTGTGAGGCTCGGCGAAAGCTCGCGCGCGACGCTTGGCTGAGGGCCAATATTGGCGAGGCCGCAGGCCATCTCATCAAGGGAGCCGCAGAAGCCATTGGCCTTAAGCCGAAAGCCGGCGACGCCGAACTGAAAGCGCGAAGCCGACAGAAACGCAGCACTCCAACCAAATAACCGCCTTCGGGCGGTTTTTCTTTTCTGGCCCGCCGTTTGGTGAGGCTTCTTTTTGCTCGGGAGCAAACATTATGAGCGGTGGACTGTACCCAATTTCTGGGTCGAAACTGTATATCGGCGGTCGCGTTACCGCCAAGGGCACTGTGACGGCGGCCGACTTTGCCACTGCCGTCTGGACGGAAGTCGGCGGCTGGGCGAATGCCGGCACGATCGGCGACACGCAAGAAGTGGGCGAGCAGGCGCTGATCAACGAAAAGCGGGTACGCAAGTTCAAGACCACGCTGAACGGCGGCACGATGGAGAACCAGTTCGTGCCGATGGCGCTAGACCCGGGCCAGATCAAATTCAAACAGGCCATCGAGGACTGCGTTCCCTACCAATTCAAGATCGAATGGGGCGCTGATTGCGTGCCTTCGGCCGACGTGACGATCTCCGTTGCTGACCCTGCTGTCGTGACCTGGAGCGCGCATGGTCTCGAAGCGGGCCAGCCCGTCGTGTTCACCTCGACAGGAAGTCTGCCTGCGGGTCTGACCGCTGGCACGGTGTATTACGTCGTTGCTACCGGTTTGACTGCCAATTCCTTCTCTGTGGCGTCCACTCCGGATGGCGCGGCTATCGCAACGACGGCCGCAGGCACCGGCACACATACCGCCTCGGCCCCTCCGGCTGGCATGACAGACCTGTTCTATGGCCTCGCATTGCCTGGCGCACGGTCCGGTGGCGATGCAACCGCCGCCAACCTCCGTACTTGGTCGATTGCCGTCGATTCCAACATCGTCGAAGTGTAAAGAAACCGCGCGAGCGGCCAGGGGCTGGCGGGAAATGGTTCCACCTGTCGGCCCCGCTTTGGAACCAGGAACTATAGGAAGCAGAAATGGAAATTAACGACATCATCCTGTCCGACGAAGCCCTGAACGTTATCGACAACGGCACGTGGGTCGATGAAATCGAGGGCGCGCCCGGCTTGGCGTTATTGGTGAGCGGCCTGAGCGCTAAAGACGCGCAGAAGTCCATCGAGGACAAACAGGCCAAGGCTCGCATGAAGAATCGAGGCAAGGCGTTAACGACCGAGCAGCTCGCACGCTGCACCCGGGAAACGCTGGCCGAAGTTGTGCTGAAGGGCTGGCGCGGCTTGAATGATGGCGGCAAGCCTGTCGAGTACTCGCCGGAACTTGCGTTCAAGTGGATCACGTCGCGCAACGGCGAGCGCTTCGCGAATCTCGTGTTGCAGGCCGCTCAACGGGTTGATGCTCAAGCAAACGACTTTGTAGGCGAAGCCTCAAAAAACTGATAGCCCGCCTGCGGTGGAGCCTCGATAACCCGAAAGCGAAACAGGAAATCGAGGCCTATGAGCGGTTCGGCCAAGAGATCCCGCAGAACCTGGTTCCGCCCGGCCTGCACGACGTGGAGTGGGCCTACTGGTCTGCTTTCTGGGAACTCTCCACCGACAGGCAAGTTGGAATGGCCGCCGGCCCTATACCGTGGTCATCCATTCACCGATACGCATCGGCGCATCCAGGGCTGGACCTGAGTATTTTTGCGCCCATCATCCGCGCCATGGATGACGCGTATTTGTCCCACCAAGGCGGCGAGAGCAAGACGTTCACGCGCGATATGTTTAAGAGGTGATCCCATGCAAAAGAATAAAGCATCAGCAAATATGGCTCACCCCAAAATTTGCACCATCGCGGGATGCAATAAGCCTCACAAAGGTTTAGGGCTCTGTAGCGCGCATTATCACCGCGCTCGTCGTCATGGCAGTCCAGAAATTCGATTGCGGGCAGCAAATGGGGAGTGTCTGAGGTGGATCGAGGATCATGTCGACCATCTCGGAGATGACTGTCTGATTTGGCCGTATGCTCGTGGCGGAGCAGGTGATGCGGTTGTTTACCACAATGGAATCCAGCGGTCGGCGTCTCGTGTTATGTGCGAAGTTGCTCATGGACTTCCTGCTAGTAAAAACCTTGAGTGCGCTCACTCTTGCGGGAATGGTCATTTGGGTTGCATGAACCCACGGCATCTGCGATGGGACACCAGGGCGGGGAATTTCTCTGACAAATTAATTCACGGAACGCACAATGGTGGCGAGAGGAATCCCAACTCGATATTGAACGAAAAGCAGGTTGAATACATCCTCAACGGATCAAAATCAGCCAAGGAATTGTCGGTCGAATTGGGTGTGTCAAAAGCAAACATCTACGCCATAAGAGAGGGAAAAAGATGGAAGCGTCATCCCTCTCAAAGTGCTAGGAGCTTTTAAATGGAAGTGGCAGCTCTTGGCCTCAGAATTGATGGGGTGATGGATATTGACTCTGCCTCGTCGTCGCTGGATAAGTTTCAGAAGTCGGCGGCGAAGGCTGAGAACTCCGCCGACTCGTTCGGGCAAGGTACGGGCAAGGCATTTGCGGCCGCGTCGAAGTCGCTGACCGGATTTGAGGCCCTCGCTGCGCGCGCTGCAAAGGAAACCCAGTACCTTGCGCGCCAAGTACAGAAGCTGTCCGAGTACGACATTCGCAACAATGACATTCAGGCGTATGGGGCGGAGCTCGATCGACTACGCGCCAAATACAATCCGCTTTTTGCTGCGTCCAAGGCATACGAGGTCGAGCTAGACGAACTGAACCGCGCCCATCGGGTTGGGGCGATCAACGCTCAAGAGCATGCCAATGCACTGAACACGCTCAACGCCCGATTTGCCCAATCAGGCGCAGCCGCCAACACTGCGAAGGTTAATTACCAAGCCCTGGGTGGCGGTATGGGCGGCCTTGCTGCTCAGTTCCAGGATATTGGCGTCACGGCTGCAATGGGCATGAATCCGCTGATCATCGGCCTGCAACAGGGTACGCAGATCGCGGGGCAGATGGAAGCGGCAATGAGCCGCGGCGCATCTGCCGTTGGCGTGTTCTCTACCGCGTTCAAATCCTTGCTTGGACCCGTTACTGCTGCATCCATTGGGCTAACGGTGCTCGCTTCGGCGCTCATTCAGGCTGTCGACTGGGCGAAGCTTGGGAAGACAGCACTAAACGCGCTGGCTGATGCTATTGAGGTTATCGCGCCCTATGCCGCTGTTGCTGGAGCGGCCATTGCCGCTCTTTACGCGCCGACGATTCTTTCAGGACTGGCAAGCCTTTCGACTGCCATTTTTGCTGTTAGCAAATCGGTGGCAACGCTCATTGCCGCGTCAATGGTGGCTAATCCATTTGCCTGGGTGGTAGTCGGTGTGGCGGCAGCAGTAGCGGCCCTGTACGTGTTTCGTGATGCCGTCAAAAGTGCCATCGGCGTAGATGTGATTGACATAGTCAAGACAGGCGCAAACTACGTCATCAATTCTTTTGTAGCCGCCTACGAAGACATCAAGTTCGTCTGGAGTAACTTCGGCAATATCATGGGCGCCGCTGTCATTGGTGGCGTGAATATCGCCATTACGGCCATTAACAAACTGATCCAGAAGGCCGTCGAAGGAATTAATGGGCTGATCGGACTCATCCGTGAGATCCCAGGTTTGGGTGACACGCCTCTGGTAGGACAGGCGCTGGGCATCAGCGAGATCGCCAATCCCTATGCAAAGGTGCTCGAGGGCTCCGTTGCCGAGCGAAACAAGAAGCTTGCCGAGATCATGGGCCGGGACTCCGTTGGTGCCTTCATCAAAGGAGCATCTGAAGCTGGAGATAAAGCCGCGGACTGGCTCCGGAAACTGACTTTTGGAGATGACAAGAAGGGCAAGACCAGAAACTCTGAGCTGCAGAATCTGATAAAGAACCTCGAGATCCAGTATGCCACCTTGGGTATGACTGCGGAGCAGGCCGGAAGGTATGAAATCCAGGCCGCCAAAGGGACGGAAACTGATCGGAAACGCGCACTGGCTCTTTATGACCAAATCCAGGCCTGGAAAGAGACCGAAAAGGCCATGCAGCAGGCCATCGATTCCGGTCGTCAGTATCTTGCCTTCCAGCGGGAAATGGAGGTTTTTCAGCAGCAGGCCAATCTACGGGTAGCTGCCGTTGGCTTGGGCGATCGTCAGCGCGAATTTGCTGAGCAAGAGCTTTCCATTCGCCAGGAATACGCCCAAAAACGGCTCGAGCTGGAGCAAGCGCAGCAGGTTGCAACAACCGCCCTGGAACAGTCCCAATACGAAGAGCGCTTGAGACTACTTCAACAAGCCGAAGACCAGAAACTTGCGATCGTTCAGAGCGCAAATCAGTCCAGATTGGCAGCCGAGGGCGATTGGACGAATGGCGCGAACCGTGCGCTCGAAAATTACTTGGAGAGCGCAGCCAATGTTGCCGCGCAAACCGAGTCGCTATTCACCAATGCTCTGGGCACGATGACAAGTTCGTTTGGTGAAGCCTTTGAATCGATGGTGTTTGATTCGGAAAGTCTCGGTGACGCGGTGCGAGGCTTAGCTCAATCAATGGCCAGGGCCATTATTAACGCTCTTGGGCAGATGGCTGCGCAATGGCTTGCCTACCAGGCGGTTCAATTAGTAACAGGGAAAACCGCTCAAGCGAGCGCCGCCTCAACACTAACTGCCAATGCTACAGCCACATCGTTGCAGGCTGGGCTGGCGGCATTTGCGAGTACAGCGGCAATTCCAATTGTTGGTCCCTTTCTGGCGCCGGCGGCCATGGCGGCTGCGCTTGCTGCAACAGCGCCAGTTGCCGCGGCGGTCAGCGCGGCAGCGTGGACCGGCATGGCGCACGACGGCATTGACTCAGTGCCTGAAACCGGCACATGGCTGTTGCAGAAAGGTGAGCGCGTTACGACCGCCAATACGAGCGCCAAACTGGACTCGGTACTTGAGCGGATCGACGCGCGGCAGAGAGGTGCAAGGGCTTCGCAGCAAGAGGCGGCTAACCAGAACTTCAGGAAAAGCAGCCCGACCGTGAATCTGATCGAGGATCGCAGCCGGGCCGGTACTGTTCAAACCCGCGAGGGCGTTGATCGCGACGAGATCATTGATATTTTCGTGGCCGATATCCGAGGTGGCGGGCGGTCTGCGGATGCGATCGAGATGACTTATCCGGTTCGGAGGATGGGACGATGATCACGACTGATATCGACTATCCCTCTGATTTGCCCTGGCCTGTAAGGGACGGGTACGACACGAACCATGTCTCGCCCTTTACCCGCACCAATATGGAGAGCGGCAGGGCGAGACAGCGGCGCAAATTCAGCAGTGTTCCTAGCGTGGTCAACGTCACTTGGATATTCAATGGTGACAACCAAGCAGCAGCCTTTGAGCTGTGGTTCCAGCAGAACATTCATGATGGCGCCGACTGGTTCAACTGCCCTCTGAAAACGCCTGTCGGTGAGAAGCAGTATGTGTGCCGTTTCACCGACATGTACCGTGGCCCGACACTTGTTGGCTTGTGCGCATGGCGCGTGACTGCGACGCTGGAGGTGTGGGAGCGTCCATTGCTTCCGCCGGATTGGGCAATCTTGCCGGATTACATCCTTCACGCTGACATTTTTGATATTGCGCTTAACAAGAAATGGCCTGAAGCATGACTATTCTCAAAACGGTTTTTGCCTCGGCGCCGACCGAAGAGCTGATTATCCCGACGTTGGAAATCCAACTTCCCACCGAATGGATTCGGGTCTGCTGCGGGTTCGAGAACCAATTCCTTGGGCTCGAAACATCGGAAGTGGTGGAGTTCGAGGCGTGTTCGCTTTCGATCACGTTGCCATCGAAGAATGCGACGGGGGTTCAGACCCTCACGTTTGGGGTCCCAGCGCTCGATGGGCGGGCGCAGCGCTATGTGGATACGGCTCTTGAGAGCGACGTCGAGGTCAAACTGATCTATCGCGAGTACCTGGAGAGCGATAAATCGGCTCCTGCTCGCGCACCGCAAATCATGACGATGCGTGGCGGAGTCTTCGAGGGTGATGAGGCACAGTTTCAGGCTGGGTTTTTCGACATCCTGAATACGCGGTGGCCACGAGATTATTACTCGGCGGAATCTGCGCCAGGCATCAGGTATCTATGATCGCGCGCTATCTGAAAACCCGCTATGTCGCGGGTGCCAGAGGGCCGGATGAGTATGACTGCTGGGGTATGACGAGAGATGCGCGCTTCGAGCTTTTCGGTGGACCGCTATTGCCGTCGTGTCCTTCGGCCAAGCCCGGCGCTTTGAAAGAAATAACCTCCGCCTGTGGTGATGTGTCGGAATCGTATGGGCTCAATCCATCCCCACGGGCTCCCGGGGCAATAGCTACCGCCTGGCGCGGAAAACTGTGCGTCCACGTGGGCCTTGTAGTCGAGGCGGACGGACGCCAGTGGATTCTGGAAACGGATGTTGGCACCGGTCCCTGCCTGACTCGTCCCAGCAAGTTCGAAGAGCGCTATACGCGAGTTATCTACTATGCGGATTGATATTTACTCGACTTTTCTGCCGGACATCCCAGTGGAAAAGAACGAATGGAACGGTGATACCTTCGCGGGCTTCCTGGACGAAAACGAGATCGAATGGCGCGAGCGTGAATCGCTTCCAATCGTTGTCAAGATTGATGACGTGGAGGTGCCGCCTGAGGCTTGGGAAAATGCACTTGCCCCCGAAGCTGTCGTGAGCGTGTTCGTGACGCCCGGCGGAGGCGTATTTAAGTCGATCGGCAGCATCATCGGCAAGATCTTCAACGCGGTTTTCGGCTGGATGATGCCCAAGACGGCCAGCTCTAGCTACAACTCGCCAGAGCAAGGCAAACAGCTCCAAACGGTGGACGCTAAGGCCAATCAGGCGAAACTCGGTGAGGTGGTGCCCGAAACCGCCGGCCGTCACATTCGCTATCCAGAGTATCTGACGCCGCCGCACCGCTTCTTTGAGAACAAGCGCGAACAGCGGGTACAGTTCCTGGCGTGCGTCGGTCCCGGGCTCTATAGCGTCCAGTCGGGTGACGTCAAGGTGGGCGATACCCCTTTCGACACACTCGGAGAGGACGCCACTTACGTGCTTTATCCGCCGGGTGCCGAGCTGGTCGGAGACTATGCATCGGAGCATTGGCACCAGACAGAGGAGGTAGGGGGCACGTCGTCAGGCACACCAGGCCTTGAACTTTCAACGGAATCCGCCAATCGCAATAACGTTGATCCTGCCTCGTATGTTTTTGACTGGGATGCCGTCGAACGGTTAGAGGGCGAATGGCCTCCGGGCTGGGGCCCTGGCTCGATCGTGCAGGTTGAGTATCCCATCCCGTATGAGGTGGTCACAATCAGCGTGCCGCCAACGGAATCCGAGCCCGGATACCAGATAAGCGAAATCACAGGATGGTTTCACCACCTTCCGGACGAGATGCTCGTTGAGAATGCGATTATCAGCCTGGGTGCATTCGACTCAATCACGACATATCGAATCCGAACCATAGAGGCTGGGACAACGCTCGGAACCTATACGGTCCGTCTCGAGCAAGTCGGATCAGGAAGTCCGATTGTATTGACGCCCGGGGCCGCGCAGATTTTGAGGTTCGCCAGCGATTTGAGTCGGAGCATCTACGCGGTATCGGGCGAAACGGTGATTCAGGTAGCGCCAGGACGATTCCAAACCGAAGGCTCACCCTTAACGGTCTCGGGAGCCAAAGTTCGCTACATGGGCGGCAATGCCTATGGCGAGTGGACGGGGGAGTTTGTCTGCGTCCCCGGTAACGAAACGACCGGCACCATTGAGTTC